GCCCAGAGCAAAAATCAGAAGCCGTCGAATACCTGAGCTACATCGGCTCGCGACTTCGCTAACCTTCAGTCGGACGAGATTCGTAACGCCTCTCGCTGACTGAACTGCTGAAGCCTCCGCGCCACAGACGGCGATACTGTGATTTCGTGTCGCGGCGGTTCAAGCAGTGGAAGGGCGCCGCCCGGGCCAAGGCCGTGAAGGTGGTGAATCATCAGCGTGATGGCCTCGCCCTGTTCCTCGATGCCGCTCCAGGCCATCAGCTCAGCCAATGCCTGCCGGGTGCCAGCCATGCAATGCAGCCGGATTTCTTCCTCGCCGCGAGTCTTTCGCCTCGCCGCAGTCTTTGCCGATCGATCTTTCTGCGCGACAGCCATGGGATACCTCTTCAATGCCGCTGGCCGGCAATGCCAGCCAGGTTTGTCGTTTGCGTTTTTGCACGCGAGCCATCCTGCGCATCATGCTGATGCCGGGAAGTCGAGCGAGTAATCGGCGATCAGCCGGCGGCATAGCGTTTCGCTGATACCGAGGTGCTTGCTGGCCTTGTACCGCGTCATGCCGGCCGCTTTGCACTCCATCAACTGATTGGCCAGGGCGTGTTTTTCGTCATCGCTGATGAGTCGCCCGCGCTTACTCTTCGGCGCCTCGATGTTCCGATAGCCGTACGCCGGTTTCGTTACTTGAGCGATACCGGGGCTGTCCTTGCCAATGCCCATTGGGATCAACTGGGCCTGACCCCCAGAATCAAAGGCAGCTTTCGCCGCCTCCAGTCCACTCTGCCGCTTTGCGGCTTCTTCGAATGCTTGGTCCATGTCAGACACCGTTTAAATGGTGGAGGGGCGCGAAGGGGATGTCGTCGTCGAAGCTATCGGGCGGGGCGGCCTGCTGGTTTTGCGCTGGCCGGTTCGCCGCCTGCTGCCGGGGTTGCTGTGGCCTGGACTGCTGCGGCTGGTTGGCGGCCTGAGGCGGCGAGCCGACGAACTTGATCAGGATGATCTTGCCCGTCAGCTTGAAGCCCTCACCGCCGCCGGTCTTGGCGTACGTTTCGATGTGGGCGTCTTCCATGGTGAAGTAGAGCTGCTGGCCCTTGAGCAGATAGGGCGCCATGGCTTCGGCCTGCTTGCCCCAGAGGGTGGCGTCGACCCACTGAGTCGGACGCTTGCCGTCCTGGCCCTTACGGCCGTAGTCGCAGGCCAGTGCCAGATTGATTACGGCATCGCCACCAGGGGTGTAGCGCAGTTCAGCGTCACGGCCAATGCGGCCGACGTCGGTAAGTGTTGGCATGGAATGTCCTTAAGCGGCGATGCCGAGCACGCGATTCATGCGCTCGTCGAGGATTTCGTTCGCTCATCTTGCGAATCATCACTTCGTCACGGTAGGCACGCTTCACGAACAGCTTCATGCCCGGCCAGTAGCTGACGAAGTCGATCCACTCGCGATCCGATACCCACAAGCCGCCCTGGCACTGCGCGACGTGTTCCTTGGGGATCTCGCCGGTGAGGATCACTTCCACCTGAAACTTCGGCAGCTTGGTCTTGATCTCGCACAAACCGTCTTCGCTGATCAGCGAGTCAGGCGAGTAGCCGATGCCGTGGTTCAGGATGATGCCGACCTGCTCGGTGGTAACGTCCAGTTGCGACTGGTAAAGGCCGCGCGCGATGCCTTCGTATTCATGGCCGCGCTCGGTGTGGCGGTTACCCTGGAACGGGTCGGCGGCTTCACCGGTGATGCGCTCGCCGATCAGCGTGTTCATGTAGGTGAATGCACCGGCGCCGAAGCCTGCTTCGCCCTTGCCATTGACCAGCAGGGTGTCCAACTCCGAGCAGGTCACGATACCCAGGCGCAGATCCAGCCACTCTTGAGTCCCTTGCTCTACGTTACTGATTATTTTCATTGCCTTTGTCCACGGCCGGTTTGCTGTTTTGGGTCGCTGATTTGGTGAGCATTGCGAGCACCTGGTCGAACAGAGATTTCTCAACCGATGCCGGGGTGCCGTGCATCTTCTTGAAAGCCTCTTTCGCCTTGTCGCTGCACTTCTCCAGCAGGATGGCGAGTTGCGCGGCCTGCGCCGAAGTCACGCGCGGCGTAACCTGCGCGGCCGGGCCGTTGCCGTCGTCGTCTTCGCCGGTGGTAGTGAAGTTCAGGAGTAGGCCTGCGGTGTAGCGCTTGCCGTAGCTGACGCTGGAGGCGACTGCCTGCACACCGTTTTTGCTGCCCGACGCGTCGACAGGCAGGACAATCGAAGTCACTTCCCGGTGGCCAGCGCGATGACTCAGCACACCTTCAACCTCGATGCCTCGCTCGTTGCGAGGGGTGCGGAAGGTAATGGCGAATCCATACTTGGCCATCACCGGCTTGATCATTTCGTTGACGTCTTCCCAGAGCGCATAGGTGCTCTGTACTCGCCCGCTCTTGTCCTTGATGCCACCGCGCTCGCCGATCACCGGCATTTCTTCCTGCATGTGAGCCAGTGCATCGTCGTACTGCTGCTTCGCCTGCTGAGCCTGGAAGCGTTCGTGCATCAGCATCAGTCGTTCCATCTTGTCGATGTCAGCATCGGGGCTCATAGCCACCTGCTGGATGATCGACATGATGGTCGCCGACTCGGTTTGGATGGCCGGCAAGCGCTCGACCTGGTCTTTCACTGCAAGATTGCTCATGGCGACCTCAGTATTGAATTGAAATGGCGGGGATCTGGCGGCTGGCGATCAGCGTGATTGCTTGCTTTGCACATTCTTCGGTCATGCCGCCCTTCACGAAGGCTTGAAGGGCCGCGAGGTTGATTGAGCGGCGGTGCTCTTTGTCCTGTTCGCGCAACCGCTCTTGGCGCAGGATTTCGTCAGCCGCTGCTTTCTGGCGGGCCGCTTCTTCCTGCTTGGCTTGCTCAACGGCCGCCTTCTGGCTTTCGACGGCTGCCAACCGATCGCGCTCCGCTTTCTGCTCGGCCTCGATCTGTTCGCGCTTGGCTTGTTCAGCCTTGCGTTCGGATTCGGCGGCGGCCAGCTTCAGGTCGCTCTCGCGCTTCTCGGCGGCGGCCTTCTCATCACGGATGCGCTGTTCCGCGGCTTCACGCTCAAGCCGAGCTTTCTCTTCTGCTTCGCGAGTGGCGCGCTCGGCAGCCTCGCGGGCGATTCGCTCTTCGTGGTCCTTCTTGTCGCGCTCTTCTTTCTCCTTGCGCAGTCGCGCCAGTTCCAGCTGCTCTGCTTCGTATTGCTGGCGGGCGGTGAGGGCAGCGCGAAGCACCCCCAGTGCCTTGTCCTTGGCGCGAGCGGCTTCCGGCTCGAACTCTTCCCAGTCATCACCCATGGCAACTGCTTCAAGCTGAGCTACACGGTCGGCCAGGTCCTCGGCGGTGATGCCGTCCAGATCTACGGCCAGCAGCCGGATACGTTCGATCGCGTCGTTGTGCTTATCGACCCGGGCATCCTCGGCAGCCTGCCATTCGTTCAGTGGGCGCCGAACCTCTTCCTGCCATGAGTCCAAGGTGTCGCGAACGCGTTTGCGCTCGGCGTCGATCTGCTTCGGCACTTCCTTCAGATCGGCGACCAGCTTCTTTCCGACGTCGTCCAGAGCGGTCTTGGACCGGGCTACCTTGTAGGCCATGGAGGCGATCGCATCGCGACCTTTGCGGGTGCTGATGTCCGGCGTGAAGCCGTCGATCTCGGTGCGGATCTTCTGCAGCCAAGGCTCAAGGCCCTTTTCGGTGCTGTAGACGGCGAGGGCGGTTTCTTGCGGCGGCACTACGGCCAGTTCGGTATTTGCGGACATGAGGAATCCCTGCCGCGATGCTCGCAGCGTTTGAAGGTGTGGGTTATTGGGTGAGCTGAGAGCAGTAGGAGCTGGCCAGCATTACGAAGGTGGTGCCGATCAGGACGAGAGCTGAGCCGCGCCAGAGGTAGATGCGCTTAGCGCGCTGGTAGCCGGTCAAGGCCGAACCCTTACCGCGATGCGGCCGCCCTTCATGGTTGCCGCCAAGCGCTGAGGCAGGCTCGAGACTTTGCGCTCACGCGACATG